AAACCTTTGTGCTGCAAGCGTTTGATGTGAGCAAGGAAGGCAAAATCAATGTGCGCAAGGTGTTGGAACTTCGCAAGCTGGAAATTAACGATGATAAGTGGAAACGCGCCATGCAGGCGATTGCCGATAGCCTGCATACGCAAGCCACGCGTGAATATATCCGCTACTACCAGCGCAATGAAGAGACGGGGAAGTATGAACAAGTGGTGTTGGATTTTGCTGGTGTTTAACTCTTTAACTTTAAAAGGAAAATAATATGAACCTGAACTACACTCAAACCGAATGGCTGAAAAACGCCAGCAAAGAAGAAAAAATCGCATTTGTTATCAAAGGCGAGCTAGAAATTTGTACTGCGTTTGATTTTGAAAATGATAAGCGCAAATACGCTCCATTTGCCCGAGATGTAGGTATCGGCGGCTATTTTGATACCCCCGAAGCAGCCAAACAATACGGCGAAAAATGGCTTGCCGAACATCGAAGCAATCCAAATCTACCCATCCTAGATGAAGAAGCACTTGGTATTGCAACAACCAATCAAGATTTGGCAGCGCAGTTCGCTGAAAAGCATTTCCACCTTGTGAAAATTATCCACCTTGCCGCGCAGAATGATGACCTATGCGATGATTTGGAAGAGTTTATAGAAGAAATGGATGTGAGCGACGCAGAAATTTTCCCTTTGCCGCCAAAACAAGCAGCTTATTTGCGAGACATGGTAAAAGATGATGAGCGTGATGAGATTTATCCATTGTTGTGCGATAACGGACTACATGGCTGGCTTGTTTTGATAGAGCAGCCAGTTATTACCGATGGCACGCCTGATTGTTACTCATCCAGTTGGGGCTATACCTACTATAAATGGCTATATGCGGAGAGCTACGAGGGCGTATTGAAAAAAGCGCAAGAGTGGTCAGAGCAAACAGCCAAAAATGATTTTGAGAAAATTCAGGCAAAAGTTCAGGCAGCCTGAAAACCGAAACCCGCAACGGCGGAGCGGCAAATCCGCCCCTTTTAAAACTTTACCAACAGGAGTAACACCATGAATAAATCCGAACTCATCAAACAAATCGCCGACCGCGCGGGGCTGTCGCAAGCCCAAGCGGGCAACGCGGTGGACGCATTCTGCGCCAGCGTGATTGATGCGCTCTCGCAGGGCGGCGAAGTAGCCATCATCGGCTTTGGCACGTTTAAAACCAGCGACCGCGCCGAGCGCATGGGGCGCAACCCGCAAACAGGCGAAGCGGTGCTGATTCCCGCCAGCCGCGTGCCCAAATTCAGCGCGGGCAAGGCGTTGAAAGACGCGGTTAAATAAACCATAGGCAGCCTGAAACGCATTTCCGCTTTTCAGGCTGCCTTTTTAGGAGCAATACCATGACAAGCGATAAAATCAAACCGCGCTTAATCCGCTTAATCCACATCGCCAAGCAGCAAGTGGGCATGAGCGACAACGACTACCGCGCCCTGCTGGCGAATGTGTCGCGCGGCAAAACCAGCAGCAAGGATTTGACCGCAGAGCAACTGGAAACCGTGCTGCGCCACATGAAAGCGCAGGGCTTTGTGGTGGCGGTGCAAACGCCCGATGGGCGCGAGTCGTATCGGAATATATCCGACCAGCAGCAAAAAATCCGCTCGCTGTGGTTGGAATTGCACGAAGCGGGCGCGGTGCGGGTGACGGCGGAGAGCGCAATGTTTGCCTTTTGCCAAAAACACGGCGGCGAAAAGTGGCATAAAGATGCCGATGCCATGCGCGATATTATTGAGCGGTTAAAAAAATGGCGAGACCGTGCGACATAAGGTTTTTGGGGCAGCTTTTCAGGCTGCCTTTGTTGTTTTATAATATTGATATTATTATGATTTTTGTAACAACGTTTCAAAAATGAAAGGACTCGCATGGCAGACAGCCGCATTCCCGAGCTGATTGCTGATTTGGAAGACCAAGCCACCGCCTGCCTGCTGGCAAGCGTGCCGCACATCAACCGCCCGACCGCCGTGCAAATCAGCAAAAAGCTCGCTCGCTATCTCACCGACAACTGGCGCGGGCAGATTATCTATTTCCCCAAAAACACAGGCGGCGAGCTGGACGAGCGCGACAAGCAGATTTGGGCGGAATTTGACGGCAAAAACCACCAGCAGCTGGCGAAAAAATACAACCTCGCCACCCAGCAAATTTATCAAATCATCAAGCGCGCCCGATCTGCCGATTTGCAAGCACGGCAAAGGAGCATTTTTGATGATTAACCCCAGCACCAAACCACGGCGCGTTTGCCCACGCGCCGATTTTTTTCGCCTGCCATCTCGCCTTTAATCCAAAAATAGCAAATAGACCAAAATAGACCACCCCAGTAGCGCGATACGCCGTCCAAACGTGCGTTTGCCTATCCCGCGCCGCAAACGCGCTAAAAACGCAAAGCAGGGGCAAAAACCAGCAGCCTATTTTTAGGCTGCTTTTTTAGTCTGTTTTTTTAACGGGCATTAAAAGTTTTTCAGGCTGCCCATCCGCATAATCCGCCCAACCCATTTTGAGACAGAGCCATGCGCCATGAAATCTTCCGCGCTGGCACTCGCACGGACAACAGCGGGCGCACGATAACGATTACCCCCGAGCAGGTTGCCGCGATTGCCAGCCACTATTCCCCCGACAAACACGAAGCCCCGATTGTGGTCGGGCATCCCAGCACCAACGCCCCCGCCTATGGCTGGGTAGGCAGCCTGAAAGCCGAAAATGGCACGCTGTATGCCGACTTTGCGCAGGTGGACGACGATTTTGCCGAGCTGGTGCGCAAGGGACGCTACAAAAAAGTTTCCGCCAGCTTCTATCCGCCGAACCACCCGAGCAACCCGCAGCCTGAAAACTGGTATCTGCGCCATGTCGGCTTTTTGGGTGCTCATCCGCCTGCAGTTAAAGGATTGGCGGCGATTAACTTTGCCGACGATGAAGACGGCGTGGTTTCTTTTGGCGAGAGCGACTGGCTGCTGGCGCGGATGCTGCGCAATTTGCGCGAGTGGCTGATTGGCAAAGACGGCATCGAAGCCGCCGACCGCGTGCTGCCCGACTGGCAGATTGAAGCCGTTGCGCCGCCTGTGCCCGAGCCTGAAGCCGAGCCTAATTTTTCCGAACCCCCTGCAAAGGACGACACTATGACCCCTGAACAACAACTGGAAGCCGAGCGCGCCGCGCGGGAAAAAGCCGAAGCCGACGCCAAGCAAGCCCGCGAAGAGTTGGCGAAACTGCAAGCCGAGCAAGAGCAAGCCCTGCGCGATGCTGTGCACCAGCAAAACGCCGATTTTGCCGAAGGCTTGGTTAAAGCAGGCAGCCTGAAACCTGCCGATAAAGATTTAATCGTTGCCGTGCTGGATTGTGCCGATTATCCCGACACTGCGCCCGCCGATTTTGGCGAGGGCAAAAAGCTGTCGGACGCGCTCAAAGACTTTTTGCGCGGCGGCGCGCCGATTGTGGCAGCAGGCGAAATTGCTACCACCGAACGCGTAGGCAGCCCGAAAACAATCGGCAGCAGCGACTTTGGCGAATACGCCGACCCCGACGCGCAAAGCCACCACCAGCGCGCCCTAGCGTTGGCAAAGCAAGAAAACATCCCCTATGAAGAAGCGGCGCGCCGCACCATCAATGCTTAAAAGGAAGCCCCCATGACTACACATTTACGCAACCTGCGCGGGCAGATTGACCCCGTCTTAACCAACCTTGCGCTGGGCTACAAGCAAGCCGAGTTTATCGGCGAGAAGCTGATGCCCGTGGTGTTTACCGACAAAGAAGGCGTGAAAGTCCCCAAATTCGGCAAAGGCTCGTTTGTGGAGCACGCCACTGAACGCGCGGTGGGCGCAGCCAGCAATGTGATTACGCTGGACACGCCGCATTATTTGCCGATTGTGCTGGAAGAGCATGATTTGATGGCGGGCGTGGATTACCGCGAAGCAGCCGAAAGCCTGTTTGACGAGCGCGCCAAAGCCACGCGCCGCGCGGTGCTGGGCGTGCAGCTGCGCCAAGAGTTGGAAACCGCTGCGCTGTTGCAAGCCAAGCAGTCTTACGAGAGCGGGCATTACAAAGACCTGTCCGCCGCCACCCAATGGAGCGATGCCAACGCCAATCCTGTGAAAGACGTGGCAGACGCGAAAGAAACCGTGCGCGCTGCCTGCGGCGTGAAGCCGAATGTGTTGGTGATGGGCGCAAGCGTGGCGCACGCGCTGTCGTACCACCCTGCGCTGCAAGCCCTGCTCGGCAGCGGCGAGCGCAAATTGATTACGCATGAGCTGCTGAAAATCTTGTTTGAAGTGGACGAAGTAGTGATCGGCAATGCTGTGTTCGCGCCTGCGCCGAATAAGCAGACGGGCGATGTGTGGGGCAAATTTGCCGCGCTGATTGTGCGCCCGACCGTGCACAGCTCGGGCAACGACGAAGGCGAGCCTGCCTTTGGCTACACCTTCCGCCGCAAGGGTATGCCCGTAATTGACCGCTTTGAGCAAAACGGCGGCAAAACGGAATACACCCGCTATACCGACATCCGCAAGGTGGCTGCCGTGGGCGGCGCGTGTGGGTTCTTGTTTGACAAGGCTGTTTAATTGATTTTCAGGCTGCCTGAACGCATAGGCAGCCTGAAAGAAAGGGAAAAAAAGATGACCCCAACTAAAAAAATCGTACTGGTAACCACCGCCCAAGCCGCCGCGCCGATTGTTGCCAACCGCTTTATCGGCTTTGATGGCAAACAAGCCAAAGCCGCCGCGCCTGTGCTGGGCGTATCACCGCGCGATGCCGAAGCGGGCGACACAATGGCGGTGGAGTGCATCGGCATTGTGTTGGTGGAAGCGGGCGGCGCGGTTGCCGCAGGCGCGAAAGTCGCGTCCGATGCCAACGG